GTCGCCCAGGTCGAAACCGTCGCACGCCGCCAGGACGAGCGCGAGCCGGGCGAGGGCGGCGATGTACACGTAATGGCGGGTCGTCATTCTGAATCCTCCGTAAAGACGGGCGGAATCCGTGGGGGTCGCCCGTCGATGAACACGTCTTTGAGAACCGACACGTCGACCTTGAGAGGTGCGGACGAACGGGACTGCTTGGCGAATGGGTCGAAGTCGCTGGGCTTGATGGGACGGGATCGCTTGGGATCACGGTTGGTGTTGGCGATAACCGCCATGATGCTGCTGGCAATGCTCCAGTCGTGGCGCTGCTTGCCGTCGAGCATCGCCACAAGCTCTCGCAGAGTCAGGAGTCCGGGGTCGATGCTGAGGATTCCGGCGCACTGCCAGACGAGCCGCCAGCAGTCGCCAATAGTCGGTCGGCGAGACGATCCAGTTCCCCGCTGTCCAGCTTCTTCTGTACCAGGTCGCGGGCTCGCTCCATCACTTTCGTCGTGGCCTGAAGCACCCGCCCGAGGTTGGCCCGGTCCCTCGGGCTCGGGCAGAAACTCACGAGTTCCTCCAGCACAGCCGTGGTTGCGGCTTCGATGGCGTCGCCCGCCATCGCCATGCCGAACTCCTCGTCGGACACAGCGGGAGTGCGGGCGTCGGCCTCGGGCTTGCAGATCGCGTAGACCACATCGCACAGGAGGACCGGATCGCGGATCAGCTTCTCAATCAGCGTCCCTTCGATGACCTGCATCAGGTCCGTGCCGGTGAGCCCGCGGACGCGCTTGAGCGATGCCACGTTGATCTCGACCGACCATTGCCTGCCCGCGTTGTCCTTGAACGTTCGCATTCCGACCTCCGGTTGAGTCCTTGCCTGTTGCACCGCTGGACAATCTGTTGAACGGCTGTTGAACCCCGATCAGCTGCCGATCCACGAGGGTGCCGTCGCCGAGTAGGTGACCTTGGCGGTGACGGAAACGCTGATGGCCTCCTCGAGCGCTTCGCTGCGGCTGAAGTTGGTGATGGAGAAGTCGGCCTGCAGTCCCTGGCCGCCGGTTGCATCGAGGACCTGGAAGCCGATGGGGTCGTTCCCGAAGAACGCGTTCTTGATGGCGGTGAACCCGGCGTCGGCGGTGTCCCAGACCATCTCGAACTCCACGCTCGCCTCTTTGAGCGTGGCCACAGTCGCCCGCCAGCCCGCGTTGGCGCGGGTCGTCACATCGGCCTCGCCCGCTTCGAGGTTGAGAGTCACATCGCGCGTGTTGCCCAGGGCTGTCCAAGCGCCGCCGCCGGCCTGGCCGCCAACCTTGAAGAGCAACTTTGCTTCCATGCCGAGTTTGATCGCCATCGTCTGACTCCCTGTTCAACAGCCTTGTCACTCGGCGCTGTGGCCGACCACAAACACAACCTCGCCTGCTTTGCTGCGAACCAAGAGGTCCGCCAGGTTCACCCGCTCGAAGTAGCACTGCACGCCGGGCGACAGCAGCGCTTCGTTGCCCTTGCCATCCGAGAGCGTCGCCGCCTGCGTGTTCGTGTTCGCTGCCATGAGCGTGAACGTGGCCACGAGCTTGGCCGTTGACAGCGGCTTGTCGCCGCTGTCCATATCGACCTTCATGATGACGACATTCCGCACGGCCTACCTCCGAACTCGGTACGTGACGCTCAAGACGCTGGTGAACACACGGTGCTGCTCGAGCGACTCGGTTGACACCACGGGCTCGTGCGCGATGCTGACCCACGCCGCGTCCGGTGCATCGGGCAGACGTTTGAGACGAACGTGATCTGCGATCTCCTCGACCAGGTCCAAGAGCCCATCGATCTCGGCAACGTCATCCTCGGCCGGCACCTTCTTCTGCACACCGACGTCCAGGACGCACTCGAACGTGCTGCTCTCGCGGCTCGCCGCAGAGATGCCCGTGGTCCGGGGGACCACGGACACGCGGAGGTCCTTGAGGTCCTCCAGCGTGAACGCCGGTTGGAAGAGCCGCTCCGCACTCACCGGCTGGCTGAATGTGCCCGCGTTGATGTGCGCGGCCAGAGCATCGGCGATGGACACGATGGTGCTCAGGGGACACCACCCTTCGTTGAAGAGAGGCCGGCCACCTTGCCCTCGAGGTAGGAGACGCGGCGCTCCATCGCTTGGTACTCGCTGCGGATGTTGCGGGCCTCGCCGATGAACTCATCCATCCGCTTCTCCAGCTGCTGGAGCTTGGTGGTAACCACGCCCCACTGGATGGTCATCGCGCCGGTGGCGAGGATGATGGTGACGAGCACGCCTGCCCATCGCGCCTTCGTTCCGTTGGTTCCGTTTCCTTCTGACATCACGACTCCGTGCCGATGTGCTTGGTGTGAATCCTCAGGGCCCTTCGGTACGGGTCGCTGTACCGGAACGGTGGTTGCCCACCCGGTGCGTTGACCTCATACACGAACACATTCGTTCCAACCGTCTCACGCACCTGATCACCCGCCCGCGGGAGGATCGGGCCAGCGCCCAGATCCAGGTCTTCCGTCCGCACGAGGAAGTCACGCGACTCCACCCGGTGGATCAGACCCGAGTCGTCCGCCTGCTCGAACTCGGTCTTGCCGATGGTGGCCAGGACTTCCTTCTCGTCCGTACCACGTCGGTAGACCACGCTCCGCGTCATGTGCTGGTGACGCTGCGATTCGAGGAAGGCTGCGCCGCGATCGAGCAAGTCGCCCACGGCAAACTCCTTACTGCTGCAGCCGGACGCGGACGATGGTGTCGGCATCGACGGTGGCCTTCACCGCCTTGCCGATCAACTTGTTCGCGCCGGCGGCCGCGTTCTTGGTGGCGTTCTGGGCGGCCGCGTCCCAGTACGTGAGTGTGCCCGCGGGGATGGCGCTGCCAGCGCCGACCGCCTTGTTGAAATCGAACACACCGGTGACGGCGAGCGACCCAAGCTGACCCGACTTGATCGGTGCTTGCGTGACGCCGATGAGGTCGGCTTGCACCACCACCGCGCCGACGAGCACGTCGGCACCCGGGGTGTAGTCGATCGCTCCGCCTTCCTGAACGAACTTTGCTGGACCTGAAGCCATGCTTGATCTCCTTTGTTAGCTGATCACGGTTCGCCGCCGATGCCGCCGACCCCGCCACCAACTTCGGCACCGCCGCCAATGCTGCCGCCGGTGGCTTCGCCCCCTCAGACTTCGCCCTTGCTCTTGACGCCGCCGCGCGGGTCCTGCAGGTTGACGCCGAAGTCGTGATACCCGCGCATCCGGATGCCGAGCATGTTGAAGTCCGCGTCGGACGTCTCGACGGTCGGGGCTTCCTGGCCGTTGAGGAACGCCATCTCGATGACCGGCAGGTCGCTGGGGTCCGCGAGGAGGTACCACGCCTTGGCCGAGTTGCCGGTGTAGAGCGCGTTGGAGAGGTAGCGGCTGACCTCGATGCGGAACTTGCCCTGGTGGGGGTTAGCGACGGGGAACTTGGTGTTCGCGGTCGTGTCCCGGAGCTCGACGCTCTTGTAGAGCTGCGTGCCCATCGCCGAGAGCGCCGTGGGCACCAGAAGGATCGCGGGCATCACGCCGGTGGGCTTGCCATCGGAATCCACGAGGTCCATGAAGGCGACCTCGCCCTTGGTGAGGCCGTCGATGCCGAGCGCGGTGTCCGCGCCCGAGACGAAGTTCTTGTTGCCGGCGCTGAAGAACGCCGCGTTGTTCATGAACGCCGTCCAGAAGACGTCGTTGATCTTCAGGCCCGAGCCACGACCGAGCTTGCGGGGCACCGTGGTGATGGCCCCGAGATCGTCGTTGATGATGTCGCGGCGGTCGATCGAGAGCATCAGGCCGTAGGTGTCGGCCTTGTTGGTGTACGTCTCCTCGCCGAGCGTGCCCTGCTTGAGCTCGCCGCCGGGGGCGACCTGCTCGTACTGGTCCTTGCCGACCAGGCGGTAACTTGTGACGGTCTTGAAGTCGCTGACGTTGCGGACGGCGCAGATGCTCCGCCACACGCGCTCGACGCTTAAGAAGCCCTCGAGCAGGAACTTGTTGGCGACGTTGGACAGGATGCCACCCACGTCGATCGTGGTCATGCCCGCCTCGATGCCCCGACCGAACGCGGCCTCGAGCACGCGGCGGCTATCGCGGAACGTGCGGCCGGTGTAGCCGTTGGCGATGGCGGCTTCGAAGAGGAGTTCCTGCAGGCCCAGCCCGCCCTGGAACCGCTTGGCGGCGATCTCGATTGCCTGCGTGGAGCAGACCTTCTCGATGCCTTCGAGCTTGGCGCTCTGGAAGCACGCGGCTTCCAGCACTTCGCTGGTAACGCTGTTGTACGGAGCGTGGATGGCTGGGGCCTTCGGGCGGCTCGCACGCAGGACCTCGAGCTCGGTGCGCGTGGCATCCCAGTTGTCGCGGATGGCCTGAGCCTCGATCTCGCTGTGCTTGCCGCCGCAGACCTTGCGAACGGCAGCGATGCGGGCGGTCTCAGCGAGCGCCGCCGCCCGGACCTGCTCGGGCGTCTGCTCGGTGGCGATGATGGGGGAAGGGGTGGGATTGGAAGGCGTGGGGTCGTCGGCCATGACGCTGGGCTCCTTGTTCTGATGCGCGGCGATGCTCGCGCTAGTGCGGCCGTCTGCGCCGAGATCCACGAAACTGATCTCGCCGAGCGTGGCCTTGCGGACGACGTTCACCGGGCCGGTGAGTTCCTGGCCGTTGACCGTCGACTTCTGGTTGTCCTTGATGAACTCGAACTCCTCGACGCTCGCGCCGACGGAGGCCTGCCAAGGGAAGCCGTTCCGCGAGGACGCGACGACCTCCTTGGCGGCCTGGGTATCGCGAGAGATGACACCGGTGGCGACCAACTGCCCGGCCTCGACGCGGATTGCATCGGTGTGACCAACACCCGACAGCGGGTCGTGCCCGAAGCGGATGGGGCGGGCCTGCGAGGGGACAGCAAGGCCGGCGAGGTCGATGACGACCGGGTGCCGCCAGCCCGCGACACGCATCGCGCCGCCCGTGTACGCGACCATCTTGAAGCGGGGCAGCGGAGCGCTCTGCCCGTCAGCGGCCGCGGCGACGGTGATGTCGGCGGTTGCAGTGAGCGTGAGGGCTGGGATCGTCTTGGTCTTGTCAGCGGTGGCTGGCACTGGCGGTCTCCTCATCTACTTGGTCTGCGGGATCGGTGTCCTCGGCGGGCGCGTTCGCGGCCGGAGCGGCAGCCGGTGCGGTTGCGAGCCCGAGGCCGAGTTCGTTCATGAGCGCGAGTTCTTTGGCACGCTGGCGGAGCTCCTGCTCCCAGTCGCGGCCTTGCCGGGCGAACTCCGCGGCGAGCGTGGTCGTGTGGTTGGCCAGTCGCGTGGCCTGGGCGTTGGCCTCTTTGGCGGGATCTACGTGCTCGACGCCATCCCAGAACCACGCATGCTCGGGTAGGGTGGCGGCGATCGTCCGCATGGACTGCGGGAGCAAGCCCTCGACAAGCACCGCCTCATTGAGCCACGCCTTCAGGATGCGATCGAGCACGGCAAGCTGCAGGTGGTG